TCGACGAGTTTCTTCGCCAGGCTGCCGACGTCCGTGCCCGGCAGCCTGGAGAAGCGGCCGAGGTCCTCGCCGAGCTGCAGCAGCCGGCGGCTCGCCTGGTCCGCTGGCGACCGCAGATCGTCGAGCGTGAGGCCGTAGCGTTTCAGTGCGGCGTCCGATTCGTTCAAGGCGTCGGTGACTGCCTTGATGGCCGCCGCGGCGCCGGCGGCGTCATTCCGCCCGACGCCCTGCGTGAGCCGCTTCCAGAGCTGCTCGCCGTCGGTCCCGAGCTGCAGGAGCTTCTGGTGCAGCGTGTCGAAGCCGCCGAACTGGGTCGCGAAGTCGACGACCTTGTCGCGGCCGGCCGTGCCGCCCCCGAGCGCGCCGAACAGTTTCCCGAGGAGCGGGCCCGCGAGCGCGCCGATGCCGGGCAGGGCCGCGCTGAGCGTGCTGCCGAGCGCGGTTTTCGCGAAGGACTCGCTGAGGCGCTTCGACAACTGCACGCCGATCTGCTGGCCGGCGAACGACGTGACCGCGTTGGCGGGATTGCCGCCGCCGGCGAGGCTCTGCGTGATGATCTGGCCCGCCTGCAGTCCGAACTCCGTCGAGGTCATGCCGAAGGCCTTCTCGCTGAAGGTCTTCGGCGGGACACGGAGCTGATCGACCAGATTCGGGCCGAAGGCGCCGGAGGCAATGAGCTGTGTGAGCGGCGTCCCGACGATCGCGGGCACGCGGAGCTGGTTGACGCGGTTCGGGCCGAAGGCGCCGGAGGCGGCGAGCTGCGCCGCCGACGGGCTCGAGACGGACGTCAGCGCGATGTTGAGGGCCGCGTTCACGGCGGCGATGTCGCGCGGCGCCGATCGGCCGAGCGCACTGTAGGCCTGTAACGCCAGCGTCGTCGCCTCGTAGAGGTCGCGCTGCGCACGCGCGGTCAGCTGCGTCAGGTGCTCGATGCCGCCGAGTTGCCCGACCATGTCCTTGGCGTTCTCAATCGCCGTCAGGCCGAACAGCGTGTCGTGCACCTTCTGCAGCCGTTCCTCTTCCTGCCGCTGGCGGCGGATCTGCTCTTCCTGCTCCTTCAGCTGCCGCTGGGTCTGTTCGAAGAGCTTCTGGCTGTCGGCAAACAACGCGTCGACGGGCGACTTGCCGAGCGTGATGTCTGTCCCGATGACCGCGTGACCGGCGGCGAGCGGATTGCCGGGCGCCGCACGGCCGGCTTCCGCGGCGACCTGTCCGAGCACGCCGCCGATATTGAGGAGCGAGGCCGTGATCGGATCCTTCGTCAGCTGCTGGCGGATGGCGTCGATCGTCGGGCCGATGCGGCCCTGCGCCAGTCCGGCCAGCGCGGCGGTCACCTGGCCGATGTCGGCGACGGCACTGTCCTTCCAGCTCGTGAACGCGCGCTTCCCATCCGCGAGCGCCTGCACCTGCGACGTCGTCATCGCGGTGGCGGCGTTGCCGACCTCGCGCATCTGATTGACGAGCGGGAGGAGATCCGTGTCGCCGAACGTCTGCAGCAGCGCCCGGGCGCGTTCCGTTTCTCCCGGGAGTGCGGCAATGCGCTGGAGGATCTCGGTGAAGACTTCCCCGCGCGGGAGGCGATCGATCTCGACGCCCAGCCCGCGGACGGCGGCCGTCACACTCTTGTCGCCGCTAGCGAGCTTCTTCTCGACGGTTTCCGCGCCGCGCCCGATCTCCTCGAGCGAGACGCCGACGCCGTTGCCGGTCCGCATCAGGCGATCGAGCTCGCCGCTGGCGATGCCGGTCTGCCGGCTGAGCTGATCGACTTTCACCGCGCCGGCCACCGCGGTGGAGGCCAGGACCGTCAGGCCCGCGACCACGCCGCCCCCCACCACCGCGCCGAGCCGGCTAAACGACGTCGCGCTGTTCTCGACCGTCGTGTTCATGCCGGCGAGCTTGTATTGGCCCGACTGCAGCTTGTCTTCGAAGGCCTGCAGGCGCCGGATCTGCTCGTCCGTGGTGACGCCGACGCCTTTCAGGGCGCCGGATGTCTGCGAGACCTGGCTATTAAACGTGCCGGCGGTCTTGCCGAGCGACGCGAAGCGCTTCTCGAGCTCGGCGGCCTTGCCTTCGACGCGCTTCAGGACGTCGGACGCGCCGTCGCGGATGACGACCGAGCCTTCGAGCGGCTGCAGCTGCTCGGTCATGGCGCGAGGCCTCCGTCGGCCTCGATCTCCGCGAGGAGCATCGCGGGAATCTGGTCCTGCGTATCCAGCAGGACGCGCTCCATGAACTTCGCGCGGCCGACGTTGTGGCGGGCCTCGAGGTTCTCGTGGACGTAGACGGCGTAGTCGACGGCGCCGCCGCCGAAGCCCATGGTGACGGTAATGGTGTGGCCCTCGATAACGGGCAACTGCGTGTGGCCGCTGTTCTTCAGGTCTCCGGTGTCGACCGGCGTGTCCTCCTTCATCCGGGGCATCAACTGCCCGTCACACACGCGGTACACGCCCCCCGCCACGCGGTGCGGAAACTTCTGCGCCGCCGCGCGCAGCTGCGCCCGGAGGGTCGGGATACCGCCGAGGGTGGCTTCGAGTTCCATCAGGGCTCGGGTGTGTCGTCGTCCGTGCTGGCGGCGTCACGGTCCGCGTCAGCGGCTTCGTTCGCCATCTCCACGATCTGGTTCACGACGCTCATGGGGGTGGTCCAGTAGTCCTCCCAGGTCCAGCCCTCCATGTGGCGCATTACGCTGACGCCGCGACGGACGACGAGGCGCCAGCTCTCGCTTTTTTTTCTTCGACCATCGCGCGAATGTGCGCCTGGATGGCCTCGTCGATCTCCACGAAGCTGTCGGTGTCGAGCTGCTCGAGCGCCGAGCGGGACAGCTTCACGTCCTTGCCGTCGGGCCCCTTCGCGTTCCAGTCGACGAGGTAGATCTCGACGCGGGCCATCGTCATGGCGGCGTAATCGATCTCGATGGATCGCCCGGCCGCGCCAGGCGTCCAGCGCCCCATGCCGGCGTTGTCGAGCTTCACCTGCTCGCCGACCGTCAGTTCCTTTTTGACCTCGATCCAAAACCCGTCCTTCAACGTGATGCGGACCGTCTCCGGTGACACAAACCGCATGGTGCTGTTTCCCTTCGCTGGGTCGCGGTTACGCGGCGCGCGATTCGGGCGACCCGACGATCCGAATCGCGATGGTGGATCCGAGCTCGAGAATCTCGACGGCGCGCCAGACCCACTGACGCGTGCCGATCTGCAGCCAGAGATCGAACGGCCCGCTCTGCTGGATGAGAAAGTCGTTGACGGTCCCCACGGTCGCCTCGACCCGATCCTTGGTGACGGTCCAGCGGGAGAGATGCGCGGCGACCTGATAGCCCTTCTTGAGCTCCCCACGCGCGCCGCGCATCATGCCCATCGCTGTCGATCTCCGTGGTTTACCGCTGGCCCCAGTCACCGGCCGCCACGAAGCTGGCGCCGACGGTGACGGGCCCGGTGGCCGGCGCGTCGATCTCGAAGTCGACCCACGCCGGGCCGTACCAGTACTTGGTGAGCGCGTCGGTCGACGGGTAGAGATAGACCTTCACGCCGTCCTCCGAGCGGGACGCGTCGTACAGGTCGTCCGACGTGTCATCCCAGAAGCCGCCGAACTGGCCGCTGACGTCCGGGAAGCCCTGGACGTACTGTTTGTTGTTGTCGCCGAAGCACGAGACTTCGGCCTTGTCGGTGGGCATCCGCAGCGACCAGCGGTTGAGCGACACGGCCGTCGCCGCGGTCCCGCTCGCGCTCGTCGAGAGCATCACTCGCCCCTTCTTGCCGTGATAACGCGCCATGCTTACCTCCCGACCGCCCGCCTCGCGGCGCCGGTCTCCGTGTGAGGCTCATGACGTGCGACGATGCCCGCGTCGATGAGATCCCGTTCGACCTGCGCGGCGCGCGCGTCCCAGGTGTCGCTGGCGACGCAGGCCGGCAAGTCGGCTTGGATCACCTGGCGGCCGTGGTCATCGGACAGCCAGCGATCCAGTAAGGGCCGCAGCTCATCTGCAGCCGTGAACGTCGGCACGCGTGTGCCGAACTTCTCTGCCACTTCCGGACGGAAGTCGCTGATGGTGAAACAGCCCGTCGCGGCGAGCTCGTACGCCCGCGGGTTCAGGGAGGCGGCGGCCGTCACGCGCGCGGCGTCGCGGCCGAAGCCTTTCGACGTGCGGTACAGGTTCAGGCCGATCTTTGCGCGCCGGTAGAGCTGCGCGGTGACGCGGTTGTCGACGTAGCTGCCGCGGATGTACGCCCGCAGGTGGTTGCGCGACCCCAGCAGATCCCATGAGCCGTAGAGCGCCAGGTCGATGCCGGTCCAGTCGACCGAGGCCAATAGGTCGATGCGCTCCTGAAAGCCGGTGCCCACGAAGACGACGTCGTGCGCCGGCACGTGCGGATCGACCGCCGCGACCGCCTGGTGCACCGCGGCGTTCCAGGCGTGCGGCAGATAGTGCACTCCGAGCGTCGATGCGCTCACCCGTTCGTTCGTCCAGGCCACGTCGACCCACGGCAGGATCCGCGCTTGTTTCTCGTCGTCGTACGGCGACTCGGTGAGCAGCACGGCGACCCGCAGGCCCGCGCGGCGCAGTAGCACGAGCACGTCGGGATGCAGATACATCGCGCTGACGACCAGCACCACGTCGGGCTCCACGCGTAACGCCCGCGTGATGAGCTCCTCGCCCGCGCGATAGAGCACCTGGCCGTCGCGCGGCTTCAGGTCGGTCCGCTTGCCGCTGCGCTTCCACAGCCAGTGCAGGTAGCCGCCGGCGACCTGGATGCGCTCGTCGAGCGCGTAGTCGAGGACTTGGTGACCGCGCCCGGCGAGGCCAGCGCGCAGGCCGGACCAGACGTCGGCGGTCGACATCGACGCGCCCGGATGCACGAGCAGGATCCGGAGCGGCCTCATGTGACCGACAGCTCCTTCGTTACCTGGACGCTGAAGCCGATGATCGGGCGCGAATTCTCGTCGCGCCGCAACAGGAACGGCGGCTGCAGCGGTTCGAAGGTCAGGTAGCGGGTGCCCGACAGCGACTGCGCCGACGCGGCCGCCAGCGCTCGGTACGCCGTTTCGG